CCACCGGTGCGGCATCGACAGTCTCTGGCCCAACTGGACCTATAGGACCGGCCGGTGCAAATGGTTCAGCAGGACCTACAGGACCCACAGGACCAGCCGGTGCAAACGGTTCAGCAGGACCTACAGGTCCAACTGGACCAACAGGCGCTTCATATACATTGACACCAGCAACTACAAGTGTATTAGGTGGTGTTAAAGTTGACGGCACAACAATTACCGTAACAGCAGAAGGTGTTATCACTTCAACAGGTGGTGGAGGTGGCGGTTCAGGTGCTACCGGACCTACAGGTCCAACAGGACCAGCTGGTTCAAATGGTTCAGCAGGACCTACAGGTCCGACAGGACCGGCCGGTGCAAATGGTTCAGCAGGACCTACAGGTCCGACAGGACCGGCCGGTGCAAACGGAACAAATGGCTCAGATGGTCCAACAGGTCCGACAGGACCGGCCGGTGCCACAGGCCCAACTGGTGCGGCATCGACAGTCTCTGGACCAACAGGACCAACTGGTCCAACAGGAGCCGCATCAACAGTTTCTGGACCAACTGGACCAACTGGTCCAACAGGAGCACAAGGTATTCCAGGTCCAACTGGACCTACAGGACCAGCCGGCTCAGGCGGCGGTGGCGGTGCATCAGCCGCTGTTGCAGTAGGCTATTCATTAATATTCGGAGGATAAAATGGCAGCACCAAACATAATCGGCGCAACAACAATCAATGGCAAAACAACTGGTGCAAATTTGACAAGTACAAGTGCAACTACAGTATTGAACAATCCATCATCTTCAGGTAAATGTTTAAAGGTTAATGTGTTGAACGTTTCAAACTATGGTGGATCAACTGTAAATATAACAATAGGATATTATAATGCCGCTAACGTTGGTGGTACTTTATTTCCAATCGTTGGTTCCGTTAATGTTCCTGCAAATAGTACATTAAATGTTATTGACAAAACGAGTCAATATTACTTAGAAGAAAACACAAGTATTGGTGCAACTGCGGCTTCTGCGAATGCACTGTGTGTAACTTGCAGTTATGAGGATATAAGTTAAAATGGTTAAACGATATTATGGTGGGATAATATCTGCTACACAGCCGGTAGTTAATACGTTTGGAGCACCCGGAGTGTTTAATACTAATCAACACCTTCAGGCTGTATATGCAAGCAATTGGCCCACCGGTTATTTTGGACCAAATACAGTAGATTATCTTGTAGTTGCAGGTGGTGGATCCGGTGCAGGTGGTGCAGGTGGCGGTGGTGGCGGTGGCTATAGAACTGCAACAGGTTTTTCAATTACACCAGGAACTCCAATTACAGTAACTGTTGGTGCTGGCGGTACGAGATCAACATCAGGTTGGGATCAACCTGGAACTAGCGGAGGATCTTCTGCTTTTGGGACAATTGTTAGCGCCGGCGGCGGTTATGGTGGCTCGGGCACTACACCAGGCGGATCAGGCGGTTCTGGTGGTGGCGGTGGCTGGGGTGCAGGATCTACTTTTCCAGCTAATCTAATACCAGGAGGTACAGCGTCACCGTCAGGACAAGGTAATGCAGGTGGTACAGGTGGAACGTATGGTGGAGCGTTTCCTTCTGGTGGAGGTGGCGGAGCCGGTGCACCTGGACAATCGGCCATTTCAAATACTACCAGTGGCAATGGCGGCAATGGTCTACAATCTAGTATATCGGGTACAGCAACATATTACGCCGGCGGTGGTGCAGGCGCAAACAATAATGGCGCAGGTGGTACAGGCGGATTAGGTGGCGGTGGTAACGGTGGTGGTGACGGAACTGGACAAGCAGGCACACAAAATACTGGCGGTGGTGGCGGTGGTGGCAATTTTGCTACGTCAGGATATCTTGGCGGCTCTGGTATTGTAATTATTCGTTATTCGGATGCTTATGCTGCCGCTTCAACTACAACAGGTTCACCCACAGTAACAGTTGCAGGTGGATACAGAATATATAAATGGACCTCGTCTGGTTCAATCACATTTTAAGTAAAATTAACTATGAGCCATTTCGCACAAATCGATGAAAATAACAACGTCATTCAAGTTCTAGTAATAGAACAGGATGTAGTAGATAGCGGATTGTTTGGTGATCCACAATTTTGGATTCAAACATCCTACAACACACATGGGGGAGTTCATATTAATGGTGGCACCCCATTACGTAAAAATTATGCAGGCATTGGTTATATATATGATCCGGTTCGTGATGCATTTTATGAACCTAAACCATTTAATTCCTGGACGTTAAATGAAGAAACGTGTATCTGGATGCCACCCGCATCATACCCATCTGATGGAAATATTTACAGTTGGGATGAAGACTCATTATCTTGGATAATTCTTGAAGAATTATAAGGTACCGAATTGTCATAAATAGTAAATAACATAATGGAGTATAAAAATGTATAACGAAAATATCAAATCAGTTGTTGATTATGCGTTTCAAGATGATGCGGTAAAAATGCGTGATGCTTTGTACAATGAAATCAACGATAAAATCTTTGATGCAATTGAGCAACGTAAACAACAATTAGCACAAAATTTAGTAAATCAATACGATTCACAAGAACAAGAATAATGAAAAGTCTAAAAGATTTTCTTCATAAAGAAATTATAGAAGAAGGTTCTCCTGATGATAATGGAGACGGTGTACTCTCGCCGGCAGAATTACACCATCATTTAGACATTCAAAAACGTGGTATTGTTGATCTTGGTGATTATGCGGCACATATTATGTTTCATGCACATCATCCAGAATATCTTGCTCCAGTTATGGAAAAGTTTAATGATATTCAAAGACTACATGCGGCAGGTCAAGAGATCAATGCACATGATCCAGTTCTATCAAAGTTAAAAGATAACTGTGCATTGGTGGCAACTTCGAATCCAATGATGGAAGGTAAAACTTCACTATCCAGAGAACTTGATCCACCAGCAGTGTTGATTATGCGTAGAAAATCTGTTCGACAGTTTCCAAACGGACAACGTGTTGCTCTTTATTATGTAGATAAAATTAATAAATATGTTACCGTTCCATATGAAGATATGGCGTGGTCTTCCGCCAGTGAAGAAACTGTGTTTGATAAAGTCAAGCAAGTTAACGAAAGCAAACAAAATATTGTGGTAGAACACCTTGATGGTTCTACTTCTGAAGTAACTCCACAGATGGCAAAACATATGATGGATTTATATAAAAAAATCAACGAAGCGAACAAAGCAAAAATGTTAGATATGCTTGAGGCTTCTGCAAAACATTTTCAAACTATCGCTAAGTTTTCTAAGGAATAAAAATGGCAAACGTATATGGAATTAACGTATTAAAAGACGACACACAACATGCTGTTATTAAACTGACAGGTAAGTTTGATGGCACTGGACAAGAAACGAACACAGCACGTATTGTTGCCAACACACTCTCAGGTGCTTTAGCAACAAATGGTTTCCTTGTAGCTAACACACAAGGTGGTTCTGCAAATACTACATTAACATATTATGGTTTGGCCATTAATCGTTTGTGGTATGATTGCTCTGCAACCGCAAATGCTGATGTTGAATTATATTGGACAGCAACTGCATCAAACACAGCGTTCTTCTTAAACGGTAACGGTGAGTATGATGGCGCAGGCAACTGGATTACAATTCCAAATCCAACAGCAGGTGCGGCTGGTTCAAACGGTAATATTGGCATCACTACACGTGGTATGATGAACGGAGATAGCTACACAATTATCTTAGAACTACGCAAAGACAATGCACACTATCAACGTGGTCAATTTAATGATCCTGCGGCATTCAACTACGGTCCAAATTATGGTTTGAGACCATAATGTCACTCGTTAATTGTTTTCTTTCTGGCAACTTGACGGAAGCCAGAGAGTTAATAGACAAAAGAATTAAAGAACTATTCGAAGAAAAATTAGAATTAATTAAACAACGAATAGTTAAAGAAGAATCTGAAAAATTAGGTTTAACAGAAGCCAATATTCAGAAAATGGGTAGAACAAAGTTGGTGCGTGTACGTATACGTGCTGGCAAAGTGCAGAGAAGAAAGAAATTCTCTACAGTAAAAGGTTACACTATTCGTGGTGGACGTGTTGTAAGAATGTCACCACAAGAGCGCCGAAATCGTAAGATGGGGGCACGTAGAGCAAAGGTTAAACTTAGAAGTAAGAAAAATATTATCTTACGTAAAAGAAGAATATCGTTAAGAAAACGAAAGGCAATGGGAATAAAATGAAACTTATCAAAGAAATTACCGAAACGGTCAGTTATCTGACAGAAGAGGCTGATGGTAAAAAGGTTCTTCATATTGAAGGTCCATTCCTTGTTGCCGAAAAGAAAAACAAAAACGGACGTATCTATGAGTTCAATACTCTGAGAAAAGAAGTACACCGTTATACAGAAGATTATATCAATAAGCATCGTGCTTTTGGTGAATTAGGTCATCCAGATTCACCATCAATCAATTTAGATCGTGTGTCTCACATGATTACTGGTCTCCGTGAAGACGGCAACCAATGGATTGGTAAAGCAAAGATTCTTGATACACCCATGGGTAACATTGCAAGAAGTCTTATCGAAGGTGGCGCACAATTAGGTGTGTCTTCCCGTGGTATGGGTTCTTTAAAAATGGTCAACGGTGTGAACGTTGTGCAACCCGATTTCTATCTCGCCACAGCGGCAGATATTGTGGCCGATCCTTCTGCACCTGGTGCATTTGTACAGGGAATTATGGAAGGCAAAGAATGGATGTTAGTAGATGGTAAGTGGACTGAAGTTCATCTTGAAGAAGCAATACAACAAGTTCGTAAGGCTTCACGTAAAGATATTGAACAAGTAAGTTTACAAATTTTCGAATCCTTCCTTAGAAAATTATAATATTATAAATATCCACATACAAAAAAACCAAGGAGAGTTTTAAATGGTTAAGAAATTTAATTTATCAGAAGCTGCCGCTGACATTTTGAGCAAGAGTGTTTCCGGTGCTATGTCAAAACGTACAGATGGTCCTTCAAGACTACCTGTTTCCGTAGTTGCAGGACAAAAAGAAGTTGGTGAAATTGGTACTAATGTTACCAAGACAACTGACGCAGGTCCAGATGCTACTAAAGGTGTTGCAACAGCTACACCTCCAGGTGCTACACCACCAGTTGGTGCTGAGCCAGCTAAGAAGTTGTCAGGTCAACCTGCTGAACAAGGTTCTGTTGAAGCACCTGAAGGCAAGCCTGGTACTCAGAAAATGGAAAAGAACAAAGGCGCTACATTCCAATCTTACGGTCAAAAGAACGAAGATGAAGAATTAGAAGGCGAAGTTGTTGCAGAAGCCGAAGACAAAGAAGGTCACGAAGACGAAAAGAAAGACAAAGCCATGATGAAGAAAATGATGGCTAAGAAAGACCTAAAAGAAGACATCGATGCATTGCTTCAAGGTCAAGACTTGTCAGAAGAATTCGTTTCTAAAGCTACTACAATTTTCGAAGCGGCAGTTATGTCACGTGTAGAAGAGATTGCAGAAGAAGTAGAAGCACAACTTCACGAACAATTCGAAGTTGCAGTGGAAGAACTCAAAGAAGACTTCGCAACTAAGATTGACGAATACCTAAACTACATGGTAGAAGAATGGATGAAAGAAAACGAACTCGCTATCGAGTCTGGTCTACGTGCTGAAATCGTAGAAGACTTCATCGGCGGTCTACGTAATCTATTCGCAGAACACTACATCGACATTCCAGAAGAAAAAGTTGATGTTGTTCAAGAAATGGCAGACAAAGTTGAAGAACTAGAAGCCAAATTGAACGAAGAAATTTCTCGTTCTATTGAGTTCAAAAAAGAAATCAATGAACATAAGAGAATTCAGGCAATGCAAGCAGTTTGCGAAGGCCTAACACAGACTCAGGTAGAAAAACTTAAATCACTCGCAGAGAGTGTTGAGTTCACAACCGAGGAAGAATTCGCTGAAAAAATTAGCACACTAAAAGAAGCATATGCATCTGCTGGTGTTAAAGCTAAGGCAGCCGAAAAATCTGTTCTAGAAGAAGGCGTTGAAGTACCAGAAGATAAGCCAGCGAAACAAGTTTCCGGTGATCCTCTGATTAACGCCGTTGTTAATTCAATCTCAAAATCTGTGGTAAAATAAATATACCACATTTAAATTTAAATCAAGGAGTTATTAAATGTTTTTATCTGAAGAACTAAAACAAAAATGGCAACCAGTTCTGGAGCACCCAGAACTAGAAGCTATTAAGGATCCATACAAGAAGGCTGTTACAGCTATGGTTCTTGAGAACCAATCTCAAGCTATGGCATCTGACCGTGCGCAAATGGGTATGTTGAACGAAGCTACTGCTGGCGGCCCATCTATGGCTACTGGTTCTGGCATCCAAAACTTTGACCCAATCTTGATCTCTTTGGTTCGCCGTGCGCTACCTAACCTGATTGCTTATGATGTTGCTGGCGTTCAGCCAATGACAGGCCCAACAGGTTTGATTTTCGCAATGCGTGCCAAGTACGGTGAGAACAACAAAGCATCAGGCGTAGAAGCATTCTACAATGAAGCTAATACTAAGTTCGCTGGTATTGGTTCAGACACAAACCGTTTCGGTTTCGCTAACAACACAACAGGTGACACACTAACTAACCCAGTTGGTAACGGTTTCACTACAGCTAACACATTCACAACTGGTATCGGCATGCCAACGGCTACTGCTGAATACCTAGGTTCTGATTCTAACACAGCTTTCGGTCAAATGGCTTTCTCTATCGAGAAGGTTACTGTGACTGCTCAAAGCCGTGCTTTGAAAGCTGAGTACTCTCTAGAACTCGCACAAGACTTGAAAGCAATTCATGGTCTTGACGCTGAGACAGAATTGTCTAACATTCTTTCTACAGAGATTCTTGCTGAAATCAACCGTGAAGTTATCCGTACAATTTACGCTGTTGCTAAAAACGGTGCTCAGTTCGGTACAACAACTGCTGGTACATTCGACCTTGACACAGACTCTAACGGCCGTTGGTCAGTTGAGCGTTTCAAAGGTTTGATTTTCCAAGTTGAACGTGATGCTAACGTTATTGCCAAAGAAACTCGTAGAGGTAAAGGTAACGTGATGATCGTATCATCTGACGTTGCTTCCGCTATGGCTATGGCTGGTGTTCTACAGTACACTCCTGCATTGTCTGCTGACTTGCAAGTTGATGACACTGGTAACACATTCGCTGGTTTGCTCCACGGTCGTATCAAGGTTTATATTGACCCATACTTCGGTGGTTACACATCTAACCAAGAATTGGTAACAATCGGCTACAAAGGTTCTTCACCTTATGACGCTGGTTTGTTCTACTGCCCATACGTTCCGCTACAAATGGTTCGTGCAGTTGACCAGTTTACATTCCAACCTAAGATTGGCTTCAAGACTCGTTACGGCATGGTTGCAAACCCATTTGCTGGCGGTACAGATGCTGATTTGGGTC